CCTACGGCAAACCCGCCGTAGATAACTTTCCAAGACGCGAGAAACAGACCGCCGATGAGATACGCGCCTCTATGTTGAAGATGTACCGCCTCGCAATCGAAATCGAGAAGAAATACTACAAGAAAACGACCTTGCAGGAACTCGACATCGAACTCGATGTACTGCGGCATTTTATCCGCTTGGCGCAGGACCGAAAGTATTACGGGCAGAACATAGCACCGCCTCTCTCGTTCAAACGCTACGAGAATTGGAGCAAATTGCTCAACGAAATAGGGCGCATAATCGGAGGCTATATGAAGCACGTTAAATAACCTTTTTGGGGGTTGGGCCATATTAGCGGACTCCGTATCGCGGTGGCAACTGGAACAACGAGTCGAATGCGGGTGTGTTCAATACGAACTTGAACAACTCTCGGACGAATACGAACACGAACATCGGTTTCCGCTCCGCTCTGCTGTTACGCCGGAGGGGACCGTTATCCTACGGGATATGGTACAGAGCGTAACACCAAAGGGGCGCAACTCCCTCCCGAAAATCGAAGTATTTAGGGAAAAGATTGTATCGCCGTGAAAACGCCGCGAGGACGGCGGGGCAGAAATGTCGCACACGGCAGAAAGGCAGGAGAAACTATGAATGACGAGTCAATTCCGCAGATGAAGTGTCTGACGGATATTTACGGTCAAATATACGATTACGAGGGCCTTTATCAATCCTACCTTGAAGCACGAAAGAACAAACGATACCGGGACGATGTTCTCAAATTCACGGACAGGCTCGAAGAAAACCTCATCGAACTGCAGAACGAATTTATATGGGAAACATACCGCGTCGGAGCATATCGCCCGTTCTTTGTTTACGAGCCGAAAAAGAGGCTTGTAATGGCGTTGCAATTCAAGGACAGGGTCGCTCAATGGAGCGTATACAGACACCTCAACCCGTTCTATGACCGAATGTTTATAGACGATAGTTATGCTTGTCGCAAAGGAAAAGGCTCACACGCAGCGGCGGACCGTCTGCAATATTGGCTACGACAAGTCAGCCGAAAGCCCGGAGAATGGTATTACTTGAAGTTGGATATTAGCAAATATTTCTACCGAGTAGACCACGCCGTACTGCTCGACATTTTGGGCAGGAGGATAAAGGACGAGAGGCTGATGAGGCTACTCTCTACGATTATCAATTCAGAGGACCAAGCCTTTGGATTGCCCGCAGGAGTCGCCCCGGACGACTGCCCGGAGGAGGATTGGCTGTACGATGTTGGAATGCCTATCGGCAATCTGACCTCGCAGCTGTTCGCCAACATCTATCTCAATGAGTTAGACCAATACGCAAAGCACGAACTACGCCTACACTACTATATCCGCTATATGGACGATGTGATTATTTTACATAACGACAAGCGGGTATTACACCAAATCAAAGACGACATCGAAACGCTCCTTTTGGAGAGGTTGCACCTCAACCTCAACAGCAAGACGGCAATCCGCCCGGTGAGCCTCGGTATCGACTTTGTTGGGTATCACATTTGGGCTACCCACAGGAAACTCAAAAAGCAGACTGCCCGGAGAATTATCCGAAATGTACGCAGAATGAGCGACGAACTCGCCGCAGGAATTATCGACAAAGAGTATTTTATGCGGAGGGTCGCCTCTTACAAGGGAATTTTCCAACATTGCGACAGTTACGGACTCCGCAGGAGGCTCAATGAGATTTACGCAAAATACGCCCTCGGCGGGAAAGGAGAACACAGTATTGGAGACAGTTGACGTGATAATCAAAGTCGCCGCCCTTATCGGCGCAGTCGGAGGCATTTGGGCGGCGGTGTATGCAATCATCAAGTGGTTTCAGAAGCAGGAAAAGCAATCCACGGACATCGCCGAACTGAAAGAACTGCACAAAAAGGACTGCGAGGAGTTGCGAAAGAAAGAGTCGGACGACCTCAAAGCCCTTAACGACGAATTGTGCGTGTTGAGTTACGCTATGCTCGCCGCCCTCGACGGTTTGAAGCAGCAGGGCTGTAACGGAGAGGTAACAAAAGCCCACGACCGTTTGGAGAAGCACCTAAATCAGAAAGCACACGACCAATTTTGAGAAAGGAGGCGGTTGTCTTGAAGAAAGACGACACCCCAAAGAAGCGTATCGGCGTTATGGATATTATCCTCGTATTTATCGCATTAACGCTCATCATTTTCTCGGTGGTAATGATACGCACATTTTGGCTCTACGGAGCAATCCCGGACACCCTTTGTACTTGCGTTTTTGCCGTACTCGGTACGGAGTGCGGGGCTATGGCGTGGATAAAGACCACAAAGGAACGCTACAAAGAACGCGAATACCAAAAGGAAGACCGGGCATACGAAGAAAACCGCAGAAATGGAGGTAACACTATGGACGAGAAAAAGACACAGGACACCACAGAGGAAATCAAGGATTTCCCACAGCAGGACACATTTAACGGCGAGGATATGACCGCCGTTGACGATGAGGAGGGTGAGTAGAATGTTCCAAATGAGAACTACCAAGCCCGAAAAGGGCAACAAATACTACACCCGAAAAGCCAACGGAGGCTATTCCAACGCTATCAAGGGCAGCCCCGCCGACAGCGACTGCGATGTACTCGCAAACTGCGTCGGCTATGCCTACGGCCGTTTTAATGAAATCGGCGGGTATGGGTGCTGTAAATACCTCGCCCCGGTAAATGCGGAGAACTTTATGCAGTATAAAGGCTCTTGCGAAACCGGGCAGACCCCTCGCCTCGGTGCGTGTATGGTGTGGCAGAAAGGCTCTACACTATCGGGCAGCGACGGCGCAGGACACGTGGCTATCGTAGAAAAGGTAGTCAGCACGACGGAGGTTATTACCTCGGAGAGCGGTTGGGGCGCGTCAAAGCCGTTTTGGACGCAGACCCGAAAGAAAGGCTCTGACGGAAATTGGGGCGCGGGAACGGGCTACAAATTCCTCGGCTTTATCTATAACCCTGCCGTCCCGGAGGAGGACACGACCGACACCGTAACCGGGTATGCGAGTATGGGAACGGCCGCAGACGAAAAGACCATTTGGAATTACCTTATGGGTAAAATCGGGAACGCCTACGGCGTAGCCGGACTTATGGGAAATCTGTATGCGGAGTCCGCTCTCAAATCCAACAACCTCCAACAGACCTACGAGAAGTCGTTGGGCTACACCGACACCACCTACACGGCGGCGGTCGATAATGGCTCTTACGACAATTTCGTAAAGGACGCGGCCGGCTACGGACTCGCCCAATGGACCTATTGGAGCAGAAAGCAAAACCTACTCAATTTTGCAAAGGCAGCCGGAAAGAGTATCGGCGACCTCGGTATGCAGCTTGATTTCCTTTACAAGGAATTGAGCGAGGGTTACAAGTCCTCGGTGCTGTCCGTCCTCGAAACCGCGACCTCTGTGCTGACCGCCTCGAATGCCGTGTTGCTCAAATTTGAGCGTCCTGCAAATCAAGGCGAAAGCGTACAGAAGAAACGCGCAGAGTACGGTCAGAAATACTATGACAAGTACGCCGGAGGGACAACCTCTACCGAGCCGGACACCGACGCGCCCGCGAGCGGTGATGTGGTTTACACCGTAAAGAGTGGCGACACGCTATCGGCGATCGCCTCCAAGTACGGCACGACCTATCAGAAACTTGCGGAGTACAACGGTATCGCAAATCCGAGCCTCATTCGCGTAGGTCAGCAAATCAAAATCCCCGGCGCGTCCTCGACCGCTTCAAGTGGTACGACCACCCCGGCAACGAAGACGGAGGAAACGACCTCCGAAACCGTTTACACGGTCAAGAGCGGTGATACGCTGTCCTCTATCGCAAAGAAGTATGGGACAACCTATCAGAAACTCGCCGCCTATAACGGTATCAGCAACCCGAACAAAATCAGCGTCGGGCAGAAAATCAAAATCCCCGGAACGGCAAAGACGGAGGCGAAAGCGGACCGTACATATACCGTAGTCAGAGGCGACAGCCTTTGGGGGATTGCTCAAAAGCTGCTCGGCAAAGGCTCGCGCTACACGGAAATCAAGACTCTTAACGGCTTGAAATCCAATACCATTACAGCAGGGCAAGTGCTGAAAATCCCGGAGAAGTAATATGCCGAAATGTTCGACTTGTGGCGGGGACCTCGTAACCGTGCGTCCCTGCCCTTATAACGACCGTTTCGGACCGTCCTGCGACGACTGTTGTGAGGCTTGTTATAACAGCGAGCCGTTCCCTTGCCCGGAACACGACAGGAGGCGCAATCAACAACTTAATAATGAACAGGAGAAATAACTATGAAAGAATTTTTGTTCACCCTTTTGCAGGGTATTTTGTCCGTCGCTATCCCCCTCGCTACCGCCTACCTCGTTACTTTCTTGCGAAAGAAAACCGCACAGGTACAGGCGCAGACCGAGAACGAGAAAGCAAAGCAGTATCTCGGCGAAATCACCGACGCGGTAACGACCGCAGTTACGGCTACCTCGCAGACCTATGTTGACGCGCTGAAAGCAGACAACGCCTTTACCAAAGAGGCGCAGTTGGAGGCTCTCTCCAAAGCGAAAGACACGGCCCTTTCTATTCTCTCCCCGGCAGCCGCGCAGTTTATCGTAGAAGTATATGGCGACCTCAACAATTACCTCACGGCAAAGATTGAGGAAACCGTCAGAGTACAGAAAACGGAAACCGCCGTACTGCTCCCCGGCGTACTCGATACGACCGAGGGATAAATCACTCGCCCAATGCGATACACAGCACAATTTTGGTGCTAATATGAACACCGTCCCCGGACCATCAGCCACCGCCGGGGACACCGCCCCTCTATCGGACATCGCCCGGTAGAGGGGCTTTTTCTTTTTATATGAAATGAAGAACGCCGTAGAAGCCATTTATTTGACCTCTACGGCGATTTTGTTGTTTATAAGGGAAACGGAGGGGCTACACCCAAAACGACGAAATACGCCCACCCTGCGACGCAGGAGAGGGCAAAGAAAGCAATCCGCTCCGCAAATGCCGACTTTCGGGACGGTATATTTCAAAAACAGCGGATTTATGGTATAATATTTTATCGAAATTTGAGGAGGAGCGTATGAAACGGATAACAGCCCTTTTATTGATATTCGCCCTCGCAGCTGCGCTCTGCTCCTGCGGAGGCGGTAAACCCGATGATATGAGCGACGCTATGTATCAGATAGGCAAGAACGCCCTCGGCGTAGCGGACCAATATATCGCCGGGGAGATTACAGGCGACGACGCATACGACCGCTTGGAAGAGTTTTACGAACAGGCGGAGGCGCAGGAGGAATACGACAAAGAAATCACAGGAAGCGAAACACTCGTCGGAACGGAGTATTGGAGGGACTCGCTTGTTTCACACGATATTCTTATCCTGCAAATGGTAATCGGCAGAGCCAAATATGGCAACGGGGCTATGACAGAGGTACAGGAAAGCCGGGACGGACTTGCAGAAACTTTGGGGGAATGATATAGGAAAGCCTTTAACGCCGGAGGAAATGGCGGCATACGAGAAACAGAGAGCCGAAAGCGCGAAGCGGACGGCCGCCCTATTAGGTATATCGGTTGATAAACTGTCGGAGATTGAGAAAAAAGCCCGCGCAGAATGTGAGAAAGACACCTCTTGGGAGGCAGAACTCGACCGCAACAACAGAGCAAAAGCCGGGATAGAATAACAAAAACCGCCCTATTTGTGGCGGTTTTCTATATTTTGCGAAAAAATTTGAAAAAATCCAAAAAATTTTTGGAAAATCACTTGACTTTTGCCCGTACATAAGTTATAATTAAGATACAGTCAAGGGAAACCGAGGCGAGTAAGGTGGCAAGTGCCGGAAAGGAAAAGCGATGAACGACGATATGAACACAGGT